AGGTAGACGATTTCCACGCGATCGAAGTCCAGCACCCAGGCATCCCGGTCCCGCTGGAAGCGGTTCGGAACAATCGAGTACGTGCCGAACTCCCCGACGTACACATCCGCCGCGCCGATGATGGCGGCCGGACGCGCGGCTTCCTGGAAGTACGTCTTGGTCGCGATCCCGGCGAACCCGGAGAACACCGACTTGTTGAACGGGCCCACCATGATCGTGTCCGGCGATCCGCCGTTCACCCACACGCCCGACAGCACCACCTTGAGCAAGGCTTCGGTGGCGGCGCGCTGGGTCCCATCGTTCCGGGGATCGGTAAAGAGCAGGGCGTCGGTGGGGTTCGTCCCCGCAGCACCCATCGAGACGTTGGTGCCGTCGATAGAACCGATGGTGGCGCCCATCGTCCCGGTCTTCGGGGCGGTCGTGCCGTTCCCGGCCACGGCCCCGATATTGTCCAGCGCGTTCTTTTCTTGATCTCGCTTGACCTCCGACCCGCGCTTGACGACTTGATACGCGAGTTCGGTCTTCCGGCCCGCCGTCGAGACGGCGTTGGTGGTCCCGGCGACGATGATGGCTTTCCGGCTGATCTGCGTCCGGTTCCCCATCCGCACGGTGGCCGTCACGGCATCGAACGCCGCGATGTCATCGCCTTGGAGTTGGGCGTTCGTGGAGACCGCCGCCGCCAGGGCGTCCCGCTGCCATTCGTACAGCGTGTTGTCCACACTGTCGCGACCGGCATTGCTGATGAACGGGGTGTCCTCGGGGCTGATGTTCGTGATGATGTTACTCAGCTCCTCGCGGACCCCCTTGATGTCGAACACCAGCGTGGTGTTCGCGATGATTGTCATGTCAGTCTCCTAAGAGCGCCTCAACCGCCTTCGTCGCATCCCTGAGACGATGCGTCTGGGACGCCCGTTGAATCAGTTCCTGTTGGCGTGCATTTGGAGGCGGAGGCGGAGGGGTCGCTCCGGGCTTCGCCGTCCGAATGGCGGGCGTCTTCGCCTTCGCAGAGGCGTTCGGCTCCCGCTGGAGTTCCTTGTACTTCAGGGCATCCCGCAGGAGGAGGATCGTGCGTGCATCCACGACACTATCCAGGTCCTTGTCGGTAAACCCGTAGGTCTTCGCATGGGCGCGCAGTCTCGCGGCGTCGGTTTTGGCTCGCTCGGGGTCTGACCATTCGGGGAGCGCGACTTTCAGCTTGTCTTGCTCGCCCCGGACGTAGGCCAGATAGCGTTGCTGCTCGTCCGCCTGCTGCTGCGCCTCGACCCGCCGCTGCTCGCCTTTGAGCTTCTCGGTATGGGCCTTGGAGCGTTCCCAATCGGCCTTCTGCCGGAGAAACTCGGCGGGCTCCACCTTCGCGTGGAGATCGTCCCAGTCGGGTTCCCCTTGCAGCGATTCCAAGGCTTGCGTGAGTTGGCGCAAGCCCTCGGCGTACTGTGCGCGTTCCGCCTGCACAGCTTGGGACTCGGCCTCGAACGACCGGCGATCTTCCGCCAAGGCCATCGTCTTGCGCTTGTAGTCTTCGTGCTTCTGATAGCCCGCCCGGAGTTCGTCGAGGTCAACCTGCTGGGTTTCCCCATCGACGGTGACTTCATAGGTCGGGGTCTCAGTCGGCGGAGGCTCGGTAGCAGCGGGCTCGGGAGGAGTGGGCGCTGGGGGAGTCGCCGGGGCGTCGGGCGTCGGCGCGATATCGGTCGCGGGAGCATCTGGGCGAGTCTCATCGTCAGACTCGGTGATGAACCCCGCGATCTTGGAGGTGGCTTCCGCAGCGGTGAGCGGGCTCGTCGCGCTGGGATCAGGCTTCGGCATAATACTACTCCTCCTCAGGTAAAGTCAAATGGCGATCCACGATGGCGCGGAACACCGACGCCATTTCCTCGAACGCTTGCCACTTCTGCCACAGGGCTTCCCGGAGTTCGGGGGTCGAGGTCTTCGCCCGGAAGGCTTTGAAGGCTTTGTCTTCCATGCGCTCTTGGACTTCGGTCCACGCGTCCGAGGCCATAAAGGCTTCGACCGCTTTGGCGCGGTGGAGGATTTGCTCGGGGCTCAGGTCAGCCATGATTCCGCCATCGTGTACGCCAGCACCAGGTCTTCATCCTCCAAGGCCATCTTGACCAAGATGCGCGAGTCTTCTTCTGGGTCACCGGGCTGCTCCACAAATCCCCGGCCGCGCACCTTCGGGACCGTGACTTTGGCCGATGCTTCCCCGGTGTAAAGATCGTTGACCGTCAGTTCCAGGTCCTGCACCCGCGCCCGGCGTGGGGGATAGCGGGTGACCGTGTGCTTCCGATGCTTGCCACCGCCTGCTGATACTCCCCCCGGCCCCGTGCCCGTAGCGCTGAATTGCGGGGCGGCGACCGTCAACGCTCCGCTGCCCGTAATGGGCGGGACGCTGACCGCGCCCGAGGCGGCGAGCACGGGCTGGCTCACGGTCAGGGCGGCGGTCCCCGTAATCGGGGGTGCGGTGACGGTCCCCGAGGCCGCAACGGCGGGTTGCAGGACCGCGAGCGCCCCCGTCCCGGTGATGGGGGGTTGGGTATTCGTGCCGGTGGCGGCGAGGGCGGGCTGGGCCACGGCGAGCGCCGCCGTGCCCGTGACCGCTCCCCCAGCTAAGACTTGGGCGGCGGACCCGTTATACCAGAACGCGCCCGGTCCCGTCACTTAGCTGATCTGGCGAATCGAGGCATCGAACGCTCGATCCGTCCCCGCGATTTTCTTGAGCGTCATGTCCCACCCATTCATCAGAATGAGCATGGGGGTGCAAAACACCTCCGACTGGACCCCCTTGATGGTGGCGAGAAAGACCTGCTTCGACGTGCCCCCGCTTTCGACCTTCTCGTAAATACGGATGGCGTATTCCTCGGTCTTCGTCATGTTCGCCTGATCGTCGATCCAGAGCTGGAACACGCCATCGGTCGTTTGGGGCTGGGCTACGTCATAGGTCGCGTTCCGGGGGATCGACAATTCAGTCGTCCCCGAGGGCGTGACGTTGTTCAGCGTAAAGGCTTCGGTAATCGCCATCGTCAGACCCGCGTCAAGATGAAGGACCCGCTGGCCTCCCAGCGGTGGGCGTTCGGGCAGTTCGTGGGCCCGCTCGCGTCGATGTGGACATGGCCGCCGATATCCCCGTTTTTCACCGTATCGGTGCCGGGTTTCGTGACGAGGGTCGCCACGGAGAGGGGCAGGGAACAGACCGGACAATCCAGCACGACTTGGGCCATGGTTAACTCACACAGTGAAGGACGGTGTTGTAGTTCCCGGCATCATTGACGCCGGAGTTCGAGACGCGCGCCGCGAGCCGGCTCCCGCTCGGGATATCGAAAAACGCGGGCATGGGATTCTCGGGCCCCCGCATCATTTCGTTGTCGGTCGCGGCGAACCAGTAGCTCTGGATCATTTCGGTTTCGGTGGCCGCCCCGAGGCCGATGTCGTAGGCATACATCAACCGCGTCAGCGTCGTATCCGTGCCGCATTGGAAACTCGGCACGACGCAGAAATGGGCTTCGGTCGTGGAGGCGGTGATCTGGGTCCATGCCCCTTCGGCGGCGGAGGCGCCGGGGACAATGGTCGTGCCGAAGGGCACGGTGCCCATGCCGTAGGTCGTGACTTTGCGACCCACGCGGAAGGGCGGCATCGCATCCCCACCGTAGAGAAAGACCGAGACCCGCATCGCGGTCGAGACCCGTTGCCCGGCGGCTTGGGCCGCGATCCGGGTCCCCGCCGGAATGTAGAGCGGGAAGTTCCAGACCTTGGGGCCGACGCCCGTCGCGGAATCGGTGGGGCTGCAAAATCCCATGAGGAGGTTCGCGATCAGGACTTCTTCCGTCGCGGCGCCGGTGAGAATATCGAGGGCCCCTTGCGAATCGGTGGCCGCGAGGCCGTAGCCCCCCGCGAGAATGGTGATCCAATAGGCATCGAAGGCTGTCGAGGCAATGAGTTGGACGGGGGTGCCTTTGGTGGCGGCGGCGGCGCCCGTCGTCACCGACGCGCCGTAGGGATTCGCCCCGACGGCCCCGGTATTGTGGTCGAGCTTCAGAATGCCCTTCTGGGGGACCCACAGCATCAAGCCGCAAAGGTGATCGTCAACGCGGAGACGGCCACGGAGCCGCCCACGGTGATCGACACGGAGTTGAGGTTCAGGTCGGCGCCCGAAGTCCCGACGGAGAAGTCCACGACGCGGGTGCCGCCCGAGGTGGTCAGGGTGCCCCAGGTCGCGGTGCCCGTGGCATCCGCCGAGGCGTCGGTCGTGATGGCGTTCGCGGTCAAGACGCCCGCGGAGGCCGCCGGGGCGAAGGTGGCCGACAAGGCGAGTTCCGCGAGCTTGACCTGCGCGCCCAAGGCGGTGGCGACGTTCGTCGGCTGCGTGCCGTCGTAAATCCGTAACAATCCGCTGGCCCCGATGGCCGTGGTAATGGCATCGAGAAACGTGTGCCGGTTCGCTTGCGAGTAATGCGGGTTATTCGCCATCGGGGGCCGCTTCCTTTATAGGCTCAGGGGGTGGCAGGACGGTGCCCGTCCCTTCCACGATGGTTTTCACCACAGGATCACTCATTCGCCCTCCGTAATGTCCACGGTCATGGCTCGGCCATCCGAGCGCGTCATTTTCATCTTCTTCTTTTTCGGTTTCCCATTGCCCTCGCCCTTCATCGCCGCGATTTTCTCGCGGCTCGTCATTTCCTCGCGGGCGATGTTCGCCTCCAGTTGCTTGATGGCGAGGTCGGTCGGGTACTTGGCCTGCAACTCCGCGGCGCGGAGCGCGATGTCGGCTTCCACCTTGTCGCGTTCCCGGTCGTCGGTGAGATGCATGCCCTCGCGTTCCAGGGCGAGCTCCGCATCCTTGGTGGCGAGTTGGGCTTTGAGATTCGCCATCTCTTGCGCCGCCGAAATCTGGGCGATTTGGAAATCCGCCTGCTGTTTGGCGAGCGAGGCTTGGGCTTTCTGCATCTCCGCTTGCGCCAAGACCATGTTCGGGTCCGGCTGCGGGGGAGACGGAGGCGGTTGCCAGTCCAAGGGCACCGCCGAGAAAAACTTCGTGGTATCCCGGAAGCCCTGGAGCTCCAAGAGCGTGGCG